AAAGCAATCATCCAACCAAGAAGATTATTCACACCTGAATATGTTAAGGAAATGAAAATTCTTATTAATGAAGTATTGGATGAGAGAGAATATAGAAGAAGATTAGAAGGACCATATGATTTACATGGTGAGATAGAAGAATTAGGACCATCATATTTTGATACTGAAAAATTTAAACACAGTATAGATGAACCAGAACCAACTTATTACGACTGGAGACAATGAGATTAACCCAAGAAGTCATTGACAAAATTGCAGTTCTAATGCAACATACTAAAATGAATGGTGAGACTAATTGGAAAGATGGTGACGAGATAGATGTCTGCCTTGGTGGACATTTTGCAGGAGATAAGTTTATTAGTATCATTAATCGTACACGTAGCAACACTACTAAAAAATGAGAACACAAAACAAAGAAAACTATTACTATATGTTTTGGATTGTTGCAATGGTAGCATTCATTGTGCCTCAAGTATACACAGCAATAGCATATAATAAACTTGCTAACATACTTACACAACCTGTTAGAGTTGTGATTGAAGAGATGCCACCCTATCAGGTGGAGTATATAAAATGAGCAACACCTTCACCTTTACTGATGAAGAACTATTGTGTTTACAAGTGTGCTTACAAAATGCACCAACACCATATCATATCTCTAAGAAGAAGATAGTATCAGAACTTGAGGATAAGATAGGTAAACCACCTAAAGTAGAGGTTGAACCATTAAGGTTGCCCAAGTATGACTTATCAAAATATGGAATAACTGACCAATGAGATTAGGTGTTATGTGCTCTGGTAATGGAACTAATTTCCAGAACATAGTTACAAATTATGATTTGAGAGATCATGAAGTTGTGTTGATGATACACAATACTAAAGAATGTGGTGCTGCAAAGAAGGCAGCAAAATACGGTATACCTCATGTAAGGATACCGCATAAAAATGAAGATGAAATGATAAAACTCTTTGAGGTATATAATGTTGATCTTATAATCCTCGCAGGTTATATGAGAGTCATTAAAAATCCTGATGCATTTCCTGCTCCTATTATAAATGTTCATCCATCATTACTTCCTAAGTATAAAGGATTACATGCAGTAGAACAGGCATTGGAAAGTGGTGATCGTATTACAGGATGTACTGTTCATATGGTGACAAAAGAACTAGATTCTGGTAAAATATTAATGCAAGGAATTGTTCCTATTCATAGGGATGATAATGTTAAATCCTTGACTCGTAGGATACAACTAGAAGAGTATCGTATCTTACCTATGACAATTTCACAATTAACTTCTTTATAATGAAATCTTTGAAAACTCCTCTTCGTTATCCAGGCGGGAAATCTCGTGCTGTTACAAAGATGGTACAATATTTACCAGATATGAATAAGTATAGAGAGTATAGAGAACCTTTTCTTGGAGGTGGATCTGTTGCTTTATACATGACAAAAACATATCCCCATTTAGAAATATGGGTTAATGATCTTTACGAACCATTAGTAAACTTTTGGCAACAATTACAGGATGAAGCAGATGAAATTACGACCAGGCTCAGAACATTTAAAACAACATACTCCACCCCAGATAGAGCACGAGAACTTTTTTTGGAGAGTAAAGAATTGGTTAACGATGCAGGAGCCAGTCTCGTTACCCGTGCTGTTAGTTTTTATATTGTTAATAAGTGTTCTTTCTCTGGTCTCACAGAATCAAGTTCCTTCTCAAAACAAGCCTCAGACAGTAACTTTAGTTTACGAGGCATAGAAAAGTTACCAGAGTATTCTAAGATAATACAGAACTGGATTATAACTAATCTAACTTATGAAAGAATGACTACGGATGAGAAAGATGTATTTACTTATCTAGATCCTCCTTATGAAATAGGTGATAACCTATATGGTAAGAAAGGTGGTCTTCATAAGTATTTTGATCATGATATTTTTGCTGAAGAATGTGATAGACACACTGCTCATATGATGATATCATATAATTCTTCTCAGTTAGTCAAGGATCGTTTTAAGGAATGGACTCCAAATGAATTCGATCACACATATACTATGAGATCTGTTGGTGATTATATGAAGAACCAGCAAGAACGTAAAGAACTAGTTCTAACTAACTATGCCATATGATAATCGTTATCCTCTTAAGGATTATTTGAATAGTATTAATTACAGTAAGGATTACCTAATGGATGAAGATCCAAGTTGGGAAAAGAATTATCCAGCGTATGTTATAAACAAATGTTTGTCACATCATATGGATACTATTGCATTTGCAAATGAGATGAATAGGTATCCTAATATAGATAAGAAGATGCAGTATGATTTTTATATAAATACCGTACGACCTCGAAAGAGATTTTCTCCTTGGGGTAAAAAACAAAAGATAGATGATCTTGATCTTGTTAAGCAATACTATGGTTATAGTAATGAAAAAGCGAAGCAGGCTTTGAGTATTTTATCTCCACAACAACTAGATTGTATTAAGCAAAAACTGAATAAAGGGGGTAAGACATGAATGAAGTTGAAGTCCAATGGACTAAAGAATCTATGGTGGAAGTTGGGTTGAAAGAACCCGATGACTTCTTAAAGGTAAGAGAAACATTAACTAGAATTGGAGTAGCATCTCGTAAAGAGAGAAAGTTGTATCAATCCTGTCATATTCTACATAAAAAAGGACAGTATTACATAGTACATTTTAAAGAACTTTTCGCTCTGGATGGTAAGAAGGCCAACCTATCAGAGAATGATGTACAAAGAAGAAATAGAATTATTAAACTCCTTTCTGATTGGGGTTTAGTACAGATAGTTAAAGAAGATAGTATTAAAGATGCTGCCCCACTTAGTCAGATTAAAGTAATATCATATAAAGAAAAAAGTGAATGGATACTCGAATCTAAATATAATATTGGTAAGAAGAAACAGTCTGATTAATTAAAATGCCAGCTATATTTAAAACTCCTGAACAATTACAAGAGCTTGAACCAGTTCAACCTTGGGAAAAGGATCGTGGTCAAAAGGAATTTACAGCGAAAGAAGATATTCCAATAGTAATAGATTATTTTCCAGATACTAAATTACCTAATCGACTATTAACAGATCTTGTTCCACAGAAATGGCCAAATACTCGTTTGACTAATGTTAATGCAGAGATGACTGAGTGGAATTGTCAATTTCCTCAAAGAAGAGTCTTTCAACGTTGGTTGAGATATATTATTGAAAGAAGATTTGGAGCATGTAGTAGCGAACATGATTTAAATTTTATTGAAATGTGGTTTGCTAGATATGGTAAAGGTGATTATACTAAAGTCCATAATCATATAAAAGCATTATACTCATTTGTATTTTTTGTTAATGCTCCTGAAGGATCTTCTCCTCTTATACTTACTTCTAGTAAGACAGAGATTGAACCAGTACCAGGAAAATTAGTTTTATTTCCTGGTTGTATATACCATCATGTTCCTGAAAATAATTGTGAGAATAGAGTTGTTTTAGCTGGAAATATAATTAGTGTCTTAACAAATAGTTTTGAATATCGTCAGTTGTAAATTGTATATATAGTTTGAGCTAAATTGTGGTATAATGACCGAAGAAAAAATTGTTGAGGAAGAAGTAAAAGAAGAACCCAAAAAGAAAGGTGTCTTTGGTAAAGTAAAAGATGCTATACTACCAGACCCTGAAGAGCAAGCAGCAATCATTAGTACATTTGTACGTATTACAGTACTTGCCTGGAGCGGTGGAATATTGACTTTAAATTATGTTGCCATACCAGGTGTACCACAACAGAAAATAGATCCGACATTTATAGCTTCGGTTTTTACTGGGGTTTTAGCTAGCTTCGGAATTCAGACTGCTTCTAAGAAGGGTGATGGTACTATGAAGATGCAGAACAATGGTAATGGTAATGGTAATGGTGGCAATGGTGGACCTGTTCAGACCTTAAGGATTGAGCAAGCACCTCTAAAAATTATTGCTGTTGATCCTAATAGCAAGGAAAAGAAAACTTACGAAATTTAAAATCATGCAGAAAATTATAAATGGAATCGCTATTGCTAGTGGTATTGTATCTCTCTCCGTCGTTGGTATTGGTGGGTATGTATATCTTAATAAAGATGCTATCATTCAAGAAGTTACGGAAAAGGCAATAGGTAGTATTGGTCTTGGTGGTCTTGGTGGAGATCTTCCTATAGGAACTCCTGATCTTGTACCACCTACACCTCAAGCTTCTGTAGGTGGTGGCAGCATGGGACTTCCTGTTCCAGGAA